GCGACTGTCCCAATTGCCGCTGCTATCCGCAGCCGGTGCTCAGGCTCGACCGGATCGACTGGCCGCATAAAGTTTATAGCAACGGCATTATCCGGCCGGCGACGCAAAGCCGCTTCGCAGGTTTATCGCAAATGCAAATAAGGAGGGCAGCATGAAACGCTTCAAATTTTGTATCTCCGTGCTTTTGGCAGTAACGTTCCTGGCCGGCGCCGGTTTCGCCGCCGTCACGGAAACCGTGGTCCTCGTCGAAAAGGTGATACCGACCTATTCCATTTCCGGCGTCAGTCTGACGCCTCCGACAGCGCCTACCGATATGGCGATTATCTACGGATCGGCGACGAAAACGATCCGGATCAGACGCATCACGGTGAGCGGCCTGGCAACGACGGCCGGCAGCATGGACGTGAGCCTGGTCAAGCGCACCGCCCAGAATGTCGGCGGGATAACGGTCTTTCCCACGACCACGGGCAGCGCCCTCGCCTCCACGGCCTACACGATGGCGAACGTGAGCTATGGCACCTACGGCTCCCAGACGGCGCCGAACTTTTACGGCACGATTACCTGGGGCTCCGGCACGCAGTCGGCCACCATGACGATCGCGGGCCTGACGGTGGGGCAGCTATACCGTACAGTGCTCACGCCCACAATTACTTCCCAGGCCCCGGTTGTGACGCTCTCGGGGGCAACCGCCTTTCTGCCGGTTCCGGTCCTCGTCACCGCGACGGTAAACCAAATATTCTTTGTCCCCACGTCCACGAGCGTGGTTTTCACCTTTACCAACACGGCCGCGTCGACCTGGACGACCGCGTCGACTGCAACCTACGCGGTGGCCTGGCCTTTCTATCAGTCGGACACTACCAATGCCGCGGCCACGGCCTCCGTTTTTGCCTATTCGGCCAAGCCGGCCACCCTCGGGACCGCGCAGGGGATCATGAACACGAAGATGCTCAATTTCGGCGTGACGGGCGCGGCGGGCGTCATCGATTTTGTCTGGCCGCAGAACCAGCTTGTGGCGCCCCTGCTCCACGGAGTCGCCGAGGGGATCGCCATCAACTTCAACGCCGAGGCCCTCCCGGGCGCGGGCGGGACGGTCCTTTCCTACGGCATAGAGTGGGAGGAGTTTTGAGCGAGAGAATATATACAACCGAACAGCTTTCCGAGCGCCTTTCGCGCACGCCGGAGGGCTATCTCCTCTGTGCGGATGTGCCCATTAACCGCACCGGGGAGATGATTTACAACGAGCGGGAAGCAAAGCTCATGCCCTGGCTGCGCCAATTCGAGCCGGACGAGCAGGGCCGCTTCCGCGTGATCCGGGAGCCGGAGGAAGTCTTCCGGCCGGAAACGCTGAAAAGTTTCGAAGGCAAGCCATTTATCATTTTGCATCCGGATGACGGCAGCCTGCTCCGTCCCGATAACTGGGCGGAGCTTGCGCAGGGGAACATGCAGAATATCCGGCGCGGAGAAGGCGACCTGGCAGATTGCACCCTGGCGGACGTGCTGGCGACGACGGAAAATGCGATAGAGCTGATCCTTGCCGGCATGCGGGAGGTGTCCTGCGGCTATGATGCCGATTATATCCAGCTCGAGCCGGGGATATTGAGGCAGATCAACATCGTCGGGAATCACCTGGCGCTTGTCGATAAAGGCCGGGCGGGCGCCCGGTGCGCAATTCAAGATTCGGAAGGAGGATCCGTTATGAGTTTCAGAACGCGATTGAAAAGTTTACTGGCCCGGAAGGGCCTCGCCGCCTCAGCCTTGGCCACGGTGGACGCGCTGAGCGCCGAGGAGGAAGACGAGCTGCAAAAGGAAAAGAAAGGGACGAAGGACGAAGAGCCCGAGTACGTCACGCGCAAGGATCTCGAGGAAACCCTCGACTGCTGGTGGAAGAAGACGAAAGACGCCGAGGCGAAGGCCACGAAGGATGCCGCGGACGAGGAAGAGAAAAAGAAAAAGGATGAAGAGGAGAAAAAGAAAGGCGAGGAGGGCGCCGAGGCGGAGAAGCATTCCGTCGACTGGAGTCCCGGCTGCGCGACGAAAGACGCCGCTCTCCAGGACCTCGCCGCCCGCTCGGAGATCCTCATACCCGGCTTTACCGTGCCGCAGGTCGCGGACCGCCCCGGGCTGACTGCCGCCAAGCGGGCCGTCCTGAAAGCGGCCTACGCGACGGAAGACGGCAAAAAGGCGATCGAGCGCTTTACCGGAGCCAACATTTCATTGGACGCCGCACCCGGAGCGACCCTCGATGCAGCATTTATCGGCGCATCGGAGCTGATCGGCCAGGCAAACAACGGCCGCTTCGCCCGGCGCCGGATCGCTCAGGAAAACTTCAAGCCGGCCGGCGATATCGCCGCCATAAACAAGGCCAACCGCGACTTCTGGGACAAGCGGACGGCGAAAGTATAAGGAGGATCACATGTTGCTTTTTCTCGGTATCTTTGCGTTTTGTGCCTTCGGCGTCAGCTTCCTCTACCGCATGCCCGCCGGCATCGCCGGCATGATCAACCGCGACGAGACGGCAACGGTAGAGGCTGAAATAATGAGCCCCACGGCCGGCTACACGCCTACCCTCTACGGCATACCGGTCCGGTACTACCAGAGCCAGATCGCGCAGGTGCAATCGGCCGACAATCTCACGGGCGCGGCCGCGATCGTCGGTCTCCTCGCCAAGCCCTTCCCCATCGCCGGCGTCACCAGCGAGGCCCTGGGGGCGGCTACACCGAACTCCGCTTTTCCAGCGGATGTTCTTAAGAGGGGCTATATGACGGTTTTTTGCCAGGGATCATATCCCGCGGCCGTGCCCGCCAAGAACGGCACGGTCTATGTCCGCGTGACGGCGGGCCACAGCCTGCCGGTAGGCGGGATCGAATCGGACGCGGACGCAGGCGCTTGCATCTCCCTGATCACCAGCGGGCCGGCCTGCTATTTCACGGGTCCGATGGACTCCAACGGCATGGTCGAAATTGCCTATAATCTCTAGGAGGTAAAAAATGGGCTTCATGACTTTTGATAACGCAACCATAGACTCCACGGGCGAGTTCATGATCCACGAGCTGGAGCGTCTCGATCAGCAGCTCCATGAGCCGCTCTATGCGGCGACCTGGGGCCGGGATATAGATCTCCGCGAAGATGTCTCGATCGCCGACGAGCTCACCAGCTTCACCAACAGCACGTTCGCGGCTGCGGGCGGCATCAACCCCAGCGGAAAAAGCTGGATAGGGAAGGATACGAACGCCATCAGCGGGATGCAGCTCGACATCGGCAAGACGGCACACAGCCTCTATCTCTGGGGCATGGAGATCAGCTACACCATCCCGGAGCTCCTCTCCGCAATGAAGCTCGGACGCCCGGTGGATGCCCAGAAGTTCGAGGGCATGAACATCAAGCATCAGATGGACATCGATCAGATGGTCTATGTCGGCGATACCGACATGAACCAGACAGGCATGCTGAACAATGCGGGCGTGACGCCCTCGGCCGTGGCAAACGGCGCACTCGGCTCGCCCCTGTGGGTCAATAAATCACCGGATGAGATTGTCGCGGATATCACGACCCTCGTCGTCGCCGTGTGGACGGCGAGCGGCTATGCGGTCTGCCCTCACAAAGTTCTGCTGCCGCCCGTTAAGTGGTCTTACATCGCGACGCAGAAAATCAGCACCGCCGGCAACGAGACGATCATGAGCTATATCGAGAACAAATGCGAGATGCCCATGAGGGTGAACGGGAAAAAGCTGGAACTCCAGCCGGTCAAATGGTGTACGGGCCTGGGAACCGGGGCGACCGATCTGATGGCGGCCTATACCCAGGAAAAAAACCGGATCCGTTTTCCCCTCGTGCCGCTCCAGCGGACGCCCCTCGAGTACAGGTCGATCTATCATCTGACGACCTATTTCGGCAGGCTGGGCGTGGTGGAGATCGTCTATCCCGAGACCGTCGGCTATGCCTACGGCTTCTAGAGGAGGCTGAGATGCCGAGGATCGTTCAAATCAGGGTGTATCGGCCCGTTGCCGTGCCGACGCTGTTCACGGCGGCGCAGATGGTCATGAGGCCCCCCACGGTACTGCGGCCCGGAGGGCGGAAGGGGATGAACGATAGTGAGGGCTTTCATCCCCGGGTCCATGACGTGGATATCGAGCAGCACGGCTTCAAGACGCAGAAAGAGTTCGAGGCCCACTGGTTCATTGCGGGGCTCGTCAAGGACGGCCATATCGAGATCGTGCGGCCGGAGGCGCCGGCAGCAAAGGCGGCGGCTGCGGCGATTGAGAAGCCGGCAGCAAAGGCGGCGGCTGAGGCGAAAAAATAATGTGCAGTCCGCCGCCTCCATTGACGAACGCGCAGTTCCGGGCCGATTTTCCGGAATTTGCAAATACGACAGTCTATTCGGACGCGACAGTCACGCTCTGGATGGGGGTCGGGGTTGCGCGGCTGAATGCGGCCCGATGGAACGCAATGGGGCTGTACAATATCGGCCTGGAGCTCTTCACGGCGCATTTTGTTGTGCTTGCGATCGCAAATCAGCGGAGGGCGGCAGCCGGCGAGATCCCCGGCCAGGACACGACCGTCAAGGCATCGAAAGCCGCCGGTCCGGTCTCCGCGGGGATCGACACGACGATAAGCTCGGATGTGCGCGCGGGAAGCTGGAATCTCACAGATTACGGCAAGCGATTCCACGAAATGGCCATGATCGTGGGGATCGCGGGCGCCCAGGTGAGCGGTCCGGACATGAGCGGGTTGGACAGCAGAGATCAAGGGGGCGGGGTGCTGGGAAATATATGATCACGGGTACGGTCACGGTCAAATCATCCGGCCAGGGCGGGGTCCCCCTCAAAAAACTCCTCGCCGAGATCTCGAAAATGCGGGTCTACGTGGGGATTCCGGAAGAGAGCGCGGAAAGGGAGGATGGGGGCCCGTTGAGCAATGCCCAAATCCTTTTCATCAATACCCACGGCGCGCGGGGAAAAAGCATGCGGCAAGAAATGCAGCCGGCGCTGGCAGCCGGGCAAAAATACAGCGCGGCCCACGCGCTCTATATCCAAGCTCACGGCTCGCCCCTCTGGCATACGCCGCCCCGGCCGGTCATCGAGCCCGCCATAGAGGCCGAGCCCGCGAACAGCGATATTGCCGAAGAATTGGGCCTCGCGGCAAAAGCAACACTTGACGGCAATCCCGATGAAGCCAAACGTCGTTTGGAATTAGCCGGGCAGACCGGAGAGGACGCGGCGCGCAACTGGTTCGACGACCCGCGCAACAATTGGTCCGCGAATGCGCCTGCGACGATCAAAGCAAAAGGATCGGACCATCCGATGATCGATACGGATGAATTGAGAAAGAAGATCTCACACGTGGTAGGCGCTGAATGATCGATCTCTCCGATATAGTCACGGATCCGGATCTGGCCGATCCTGCGGGATTCATAATCAACCGCACCATCGGCACATTTCAGCGGGGCGGATGGGCGGCCACGCCCTCCACGACCGAGATCCCTAATCCGCAATTGATACCGGCTTTCGGCGTCGTGGTCCCGGCGACGGAGCGTGAGATAGAGATGGTGCCTGAAGGCGACCGCGTGAAGGGGATGATGGCCTTTTACACGACGACGCCGATTTATACCACCTCGGCGGCGGGCAACAATATCTCCGATCAGATCGCCTACGCCGGCGATGTGTATCGCATAATCAAGGTGGGTCCCTGGCTCGCCTTCGGCTACAATATCGCCATAGGCGTAAGAATGGGGGGGGATTGATGACTGCTCAGCTAATTGCCGTCCTGAATTACTGGTATCGGCCCGATCCCCGGGTCGCGCGGCCCATGCCTGCCGCGGCAATCTTTTCCCCGATGGCGCCGGCCAACACTATTTTGAGCCTTGGCGAGCTGAACGCCATTTTCCAGGATCTCACGGTCTCCATGCTCGGCCGGGGCACGCCTGCCGGTCCCACGGATCCGCTTTATCGGATGGTGAGGATAGCGTGGCCTACCGAAGGCCAGCCCGGTTTCGGCATTGCCGAGGACGTGACGTTTGTGAGCTGGCGCGAGCGATATCACGTTTACAACCAGATCAGAGAATCGCAGATCAGCCAGTTCACGGATAGCCCCGGCTGGACGCTGAACCGGGCGGTCCATTATACCCGGATGATCGATGTGCGATGGGTTATTTACGGACCGAATTCCTATGCGAACAGCCAGCTCATCCGCGATGGTCTTTTCAGCCCCGAAGGGCGGGCCGGCCTGAAGGCGCAGAATCTTTATCTCACAGGGGCTATTCCGACGCCGAACAGGGCGCCGGAGCTTTTTGAAGGCCAATGGTGGGAGCGGGTGGACATGAACGCCATGTTCAACGAGCTTGTTATTCTCAACTACGCCGTCCCGTCGATAAAGACGGTCGATGTGATGTTGCAGACGGATACGGGAATAACCGAGACGATCTCCATAACGGGCAGCTAAAGGAGGACGGATGAACACCCAATTGTCGTTAAATCAAGTCGTTGACGTCATCGTCACGGTAGGTCCGCAGGCGGCGGCTTACGCGAACTTCCAACAGTTTTTGATCGTTGGCAATTCGCCCCGGATCGCGAACGCGACGAGGCTGGCAGCCTTCACGAGCCTTGCGCAAATGCTTGCGGCGCCGTACAGCTTCGCGACGACCGATCCCGAATATCTGGCAGCCTCGCTCTATGTATCAGCCATCAACCAGGCTTTCGGAAGCGGCGCGGCCTATACGCTTTGGATAGGTCTCCAGGATACGACGGCCGTAAAAACAGCGGCCATTGTGGGCGCCGGAACTCTCTACGCACAAGGCGACCTTCTCACCCTGGCCGGCGGCACGGGCTGTGTCTATGTCGTCAGCAGCGTAAACGGCAGTACGGGCGCTATAACCGGGGTCACTCAGGTTTCTGCGGGCACGGGATATACGGTCACAACTCCTGTCGCGACTAGCACAAACAGCGCCCACGGGGCCGGAGCCACCTTCAATGTCACGGTCCTGGGGGAAACCCCTCTCCAGGCCGTCACCGCATGTCGAGGGGCAAGCAATTCCTGGTATGGCTGCATGTGCGTGAGCACTGGGATCGCCGATGGCGACCACGAAGCGATTGCCGGGTATCTCAACGGTGCTTCTCCGGCGTCTTTCTACGCTTACACGACTGCGGAGGCTGCTGTACTCAACAACACCGGCGGCAACCTTGGAGCAACCCTGATGGGTTCTCAATACAACCGGACCATCGGCCAGTATTCGTCGACGCAGGGTGGGTTGAACACGGGTTATCCTTATGCCATCGCCGCTATCATGGCCTACGCCATGGGCGCAAACACGGGCCTTGCGAACAGCGCCTATACGCTCAAATTCAAGCAGGAGCCGGGTGTTCTCGTGGAGCCCGTGACACCGACGCAGCAGGGAAACGTGGAGGGGAACAACGTAAATCTCTACGTCAACTATAACAATCAGTTCAATTGGTTCGAGCAGGGCGTCATGGCGAATGGGCAATATTTCGACGAGATCGTAAATCTGGACATGCTGGGCAACCGCATACAGATCAACGTTGCCAACCTGCTCCAGAGCCTCCCGAAGATTCCCGATGACGACGACGGGGTGACCCTGCTCATGAACGCTGTCCGCCAGGCATGCGACCAGATGAGGACCGTGGGATTTATCGCGCCTTCGGGCGTGTGGAACGGGCCGAACCTTTTGAACCTCAGCAACGGCGACGCCATGCCGAAGGGATATGTAGTGCAGGCGCAATCTGTGACGATCCTATCATCCGCTCAGAGATCAGCCCGGCAGGCGCCGCCGATATACGTCAACCTGATCGAGGCCGGTGCTGTTCATTTCGTGACCGTGCAAGTAAACGTGCAGCGTTAAAGGAGGATAGCAAATGCCGCCCCAAATAAGCACCTACAGTTTTTTGGACCTCAGCG